GGGGAGCTTTGAACAATTATTATTTTTATAAAAAACACAATTTATACATTTTTGACCTCCGTTTGTAGGTATATTATATGAAGGAGGTAAATTAGGATGTACAGATTCATATGTGTCTTTATATACTTTATCTCCATTTCTTGAAGATAAAATAGCATTACTTTTAAATTCTGTAGGTATAAGTAAAGGTGCATTTCCTTTAACCTTTTTACCTAAAAGTGCATTACTATTCCCTAATTGTTTTCTTTTAAAAGAATAATAAGGACCATTATAAACAACTCCAGTAGTATTAAGTACGAATTTTTGATTCTTTGATATTTTTTGACTTACGGGAGGTACTGGTCGTGAATTAGAATTATTAGAATTAGATCCATTAGGCCCATTAGGTTTATTAGGTCTATTAGGTTTAATAATTATTTTAGGTCTTACTTCTGATATTAGATTTCTATCTATTGGAGTATTATTAAAAGAACTTCCACTTTTATCTGTAGTGTAGAAATTTTGGCGTGGTACTTCACCCCCTACAGGAGCATAATGACAAGCCCCATTATTAATTGTTGCTTTAGAATCATAATTTATAGCAGTTGGGTCAGTACAACCAAACCACCCACATGAACCATTATCTACATTTGCTCCAGGATCATAATTATAAGCTGTTGGATCTGTACACCCTTGTCGAGGTATTACACAAGATCCATCATCAACAACCGCATAAGGGTTGTAATTTCGTGAATTAGGATTTGTACATCCATATTTTGAAGTAAAATTAACTCCATCTATAATTCTTAAAGTTGCTCCTTGTTTAATTCTTAAACTACCTGTTCTTGTAGTTCCTATACTTCCTGTTGTTATTCTTAAAGGGCCTTCTAATTTTTTTGTGGGGACAATTTGAGATGTTTGTCTTCCTTTTATAGGAGTAACTCCAATTAATCGGTTTTCATCTTCTCCTTTTATTGTTTCTCTTTCACGTTTATCATATTCTCTATCAACCGCTGTAAGATTTGCTGATGATGTAAAGGTTGTAGATTCAAATCTAAATAAAGGATCCTCAATAGTAAAATTTGTTTCTAAATTTATTCCACAAGTAAAAGCTGCACTTCCTGATAAAAGGAAAGAAGAACCAGAATATAAAGCTACAGAAGAAGTTGGTGTTCTTTCTGAAGAACTAATAACTAAAGAAGCTGTTATTCCCATTATTGAATAACTTATATATTCCTTAGTATTACCTTTAAATAAGGGGTTATAAATAGACATTTGTATTTGTCTCCCCCCTTCATCAAGGTATGATGAACTAACTGAAGGTCTTGTTATTTCTGGTTGTGTGTAATTAGCCATTTTATTATCCAGTAAATACCATTAAATATTTAGAAGTTCCAGAAGCACTTGATCCTGATAACCATAATGCTCCAGTTATAGATGTTTCTGTTGTTGGTAATCCTTTTAATACTGAATTACCTTCTCCACTTATAAATCCACTTGCACTTACATTACCTAAGACTGTTATGTTAGAAAATGAATTTGCTGTGATTTGACCCTCAGCTGTAAATCCTCTATTTTCAATAGTTATATCAGTTCCATCATCTGTTATTGTATTAGTTCCTGCGTAATCTGTAATAATATTTGTTACTATTTTAGCTCCTATTAAATTACCACTTGTACTTATATCTCCACTTGCTGAAATATACCCAAATGAACCTGTAGTATTTTTACCATCTCCAATACAATCAATTCCACCCTCAAATGAGCCTGTTCCTTGTAAGTTAAGACTACCTGTGTTGGCAATATCTAATATTATAGGACTATCTATTAAATCTACATAATTCCCCCCTGTAGGTATATCTCCTGTTTCAAAGTATCCTTTTAATGTTGTTCTATTTTGTTTTGCCATTTTATTATCCTATTTGTTGGTTTCCAATTTTATCATAACCTATACCTGATCCCTCATCTCCTACTTTATTAATTCTTTGTCTTTTTCTATCATTTTGAATGTCATTTCCTTTTGTATTTTCTACAAAAGCAGTAGAATTGTGTACTGATTTTGTAAATGTTTTTTTAGAGTATTGTTTTAATACGGCACCCATAGCATCAGGTATAATATATCCCTGTAATGTCATTTCAAAATTTGTTTTTATCATTCTATTTTTACCTTGTGCTACTTCTACATTATTTGTAAAACTATCTATTCTTGCATTAAATTTAAATCTTTCTGGATCTCCCCAATAAGAATCTGATGCATAATTTATTGCTTCAACAATTTTATTATTTTGACCTATAAAATCTGTCCATATAATAAAAGTATATTTTAATTTAACATAATCAGGTATTACTACATTATACATTTCTCTCATAGGTATTCTACCTTGTAATACTGAGAAATTATCATATTGATTTCTTTTTGAATATTGTTTTTGAAAAGAATAATGTAATTGAGGATTATTAGCATCCATTTTATTACCTAAATCTCTTCTTTTTTCAATACTATCTCTTTTAAACATAATAAGAGGTGTCTGTATCTTACCATTTTTATCTCTAAGATATCCATCTCGTTGGACTCCTTTCCATCTTTCTGGAGAACCATAGATTAAAGGTGTTTTTATTTTTTCTCCATTTAATACAACAGTAGGTTGTATTACGTTATCAAAATAATACATTATGGCTTCATCATGGTCTTGTAACCCAATTGTTACATCTTTAACATCATCATCATCTCTACGTGTAACATTAGCTCTATTAACTTTATCTTTTAAAAGTCCTGGGGGTTTATTATCAGGAACTAATCCTTCTATAGGAAAATCTATTTCTTCTAATTTAGAAGATCCTCTAGAATAATCAGATCCCCCCTTTGCCTTATCAGATAGTGAATCTAAATCATAAGCAGGAGCTGATAAGTTTTTTCTTAAAAGTTCATTTTGTCTTTGTGGTATGGGTCTTTTAAAATCTGTCATTATCCAAGTAAATTAGCTATTCCGTCTGTTATTTTAGTTGTTGTTGGATATTTTCCTCCTCTTAAAGGTATTAAGTTAAGTTTTTCTACTCTTGATAAGTGACCTGTTAATATAATTGAATGACTATTACCAAAATCAACAGTTCCTGTAGATATAGCATAATCAGGATCTTTACCCATTATTAGTTGGTTTTCAATTTTAGAATCAACTTCATAAAAATTATTTTTAAATAATAATATGTCTCCTACTTCAGGTACTAAATTTATTTCTTTTAATCCTACTTTTAAAAAACGAAAATCAATGGTTTGACCAACGTCAGATCCAAAGTCATCAGACGACCATGATTGATCTTCTTTATTCATTAAACACGCTATTCTTACGGGTTCATAATACATTTTACCCTCAGTTTCCCCATAAACATTAGCAGTTGTTTTTTCAAGTACAAATTTATAATATCCAACTTCTGTTTGGATAATATCATTAATGATTTCTTTACTTAATGAATTAAAAAGCGATATGTCTCGTGATCCTCCAAATAAACTCATTATATTCTTGTTAAAGTTTCTGGTCTAAATTTTGCATTTTTCAATCCTTTTATTCTCATATCTGATGTTTTTATATCAGAAGTTAACATATCACTTTTAAATTTTATTAGATCCTCTTTTGGATTTCCTCTTGAAACAAATTTCATTTTTATCCTTGTATATTCAGTATCTTTCTTTTGAAAATAATCTTCAGGAGTAATATTATTTACAATAGTTACTTTTTCTAAACCTCTAATTTGATCTAATATATTTGTAATTCCCGCTCTTTTGTCAGACATAAGAGATGCCTGTACTTGGTAAGTGTTCATTACTTCAGATAATATGTCTTTTAATTTAATCATTATGCTATATAAATTGGGTAAGGTACTTTATAAAACGTTTTTTGAGTTAATTCTGCTTCTTCATTTTGTCTTTCTAATTGTTTAACTCTTGATGTTGATTCTAATACTTTTTGTAACTCTTCTGTTAGTTTAAGTTTTTCTTCTTTAGCTTCCATTAATAATCTACTGTGATCTAAAGTTGTAGTATCTCCAGGAATAGGAACTGTTTGGTATTTACCTCTTACACTACCTAACATTTCTTTAGCTAATGCTAAAGCATACCTTCTAATCCATTGTCTTCCAGGTTCATTAATAAAAGCATATGTTGGGTTAGTATAAGGAACATTTGAAATGTCTGTAATTAGATTTGTTTTGTTGTTTTTAACGGGTGCGTTTGCTACAGATCTTAACTGATATTCATAATGTAGTGTTGCTTTTACTTTAGGTATAGGAAATAATTTTAAATATCTATTATCTGAGATTTCAAAATGGTATGCTGATTTTCTTATTTGATCATTTAATTCAATTGCTTGGATTTTTAAAACATCAAAATATAAAGGCATTAACATAAAATTTACACCAGGTGAATAATTACCAAAACCAAAAGTTTGCATTAATGATTGAATTCCTGTTCCTGTACCTGCGTAAGGGTCGAAAAATTTAACAATAGCAGGAGGTGCTTCATAAAATACTCTTTTAACTTCAATTGAATCTCCATCTATTAATGATGCTGATGCAGAGGCCCAAGATTTTAAACCTCCC